GTTAATATGTCCAATTGGTCAGGAAACGTACCTGTTGGTTCATGACCTCCGTGTTGTTTTCTTTTTGGTAATAAATTATATCTATAACCATTTTCATCTCTATCGTTTACGGTTGTATACGGATATAAAGCAGATATTACTGGGTCATTACTATCTTCATCAGAAACAGGAATAAAAATAGAAACTCTTGCATTTGGGACACCAAATCCATTGTTTACAAATATTCTACCACATACAACCCCATAATCAGAACACATAGATGTATATGCTTCTGTTTGGGTAAATTTAAGAGATAATATCTCTAAAAGGTCAAAATCGTTTTTTAATTCAACGACAACCTTTTGGTCTCTTCCTACATTTGTTGAAATTCTATGTTTTTGCATTTCTATATAAATAGAAAATAAACAATTTTCTATTTAAAATAAATCCAATTTAAAATGTGGTTGTTCCTAAAGATTTAACTCTAACTTTAATGTCTTTTTCAGGAAACCTAATTTGATATATTTGATTGGATTTCATATAAATTGTCATGTCTGATTGTAAAATTTCTTTTGTTGAATCATTAACATAACTTTGGGCAACTTCTGATGATGAATATTCTCCACCAATATTATTAAATACTCTTACATCGACAGCATTTACAACACCCGCGACTTCTCCGATTATTCTATACAAATCACCAACAAAAAGGGGGTCACCCATTTTTCTTTTATCAATTGAAAAATAATTAACAACATCTTCAATAACCGTTCTAACTATTTCTGTTTGGTTTCCATTTTTGTCTACCACAATATCCAATTCTAAAGAAAAATCAACAACTTCACCACTTTCAATTTCTAAAAAGTCATTTATCATCCTATATTCGGATAAATAAGTTATGATATTATTTTTTAAGGTTGATGATACGGTATCAATTAAATTACCGTTTTCGTCATATGACAATAATTTAACTTTTATTTTATTATCTTCTTCCATTACATTTACCTTTGCCGGTGCACCATATGTTGCCGGCATTGTCTCAATCATTGATTTATAATCGTTTAATGTGACCGCTCTATTTTGTGCTGCAAAATTGTAAGATATTAAATTTCTAATCTCTTCAATTGTTGGTTGGTCTGCGCCACCAACTGCGGGTGTTATATTTGTCACCGTTAATGAATTTTGAACTTGGGTGTTTGTGGTCGCATTTGGCCCATTTAAAACAAAATCGACATCATCAACACTAGTTATAATATTGATACCTAAATTACTGTCTCTACCCCCACCGATTCTATATTTTACAAACAATGTTGTATTTGGTTTAGGTAATGCACCTAAAGAGGTGTTGTTAAGATAAACACCTAAATTTACTTTTAAATTACCAGTATTATAATCATCCAAATTATCCATTGGATTTACATTCCCCGAACCAAATGTTATTGAAAAATAATTTTCAGGTGTATATTCTGTTATAAATTTATTTGATACCGAAAGATATGTTCCTGAAATAAAATTATCAGAATCTGATGCTCTTGTTGGGTCAGGAATAAAAACCTTATCTTGCATTAAAGTTTTTACCTCGTACCATTTATTTGTTGAAACCAAAAATTCAGAATCAGTTGGGTTGTTTGTGAAACTTACACCTTCTTTATGAATTACTGAAGACACACCTAAAACATTTTGTTCGGGTAAATATAATTTTAAAAAAGGTTTTTGGTCTAATTCTGTTATTACTCTTCTATATATTCTTGTTACACCATTAATAACGGCTTCTCTTTTGACAATTGAATATGATATTAATCTGTTATTACCATCAAAATTTGGTATTTTTAATCTATTAGGTTCCCCTCTATTATTAAATGGGTTGGAAAAATCGATATCTTCAATTGTTTCAAATACTTGACCTCCGCCAGATACTTGTGCTCCCGTTTTAATTGTACCTAAATATCTAGTGTCTTCTTTATCTCCCCTAACAGGTACTTGTATTGTAAAATCACATAACGCAACGGAAGGTCTATTTCCAGGTATTTTTAACCCATAGGTTTTAGCGATATGGTATAATGACGTTCTTTGTTGCGCAAAATCTAAAATTGTTTCCTGCCAAACCCTATCAATGTGAAAATGTAAATTATCCGCAACCGCGGCATTTAAATCCAATAGTACCGAAAAGATAGATGCGTCGTTTGTGTTTTTTATTAAATCAGGATAGTATTCTCTGGTTAAATTAACCAATTCTTGTCTTAAACCTGAAAAATCTCTGACAGCGTATGATATTTTTTTACTCATATTAAATGTTTATAATTATAAAGTCAGATGAAACAAACGGTTCGTTATTGATATCATAATCCACCCTAACTTTAGCGGTATATGGTTTAGTTGAAAAATCCGAAACCCTAAATAATCTAGAATCTTCGTCTTCTTGAGGACTGGTGGGTTCTTCTTCATCTTGGTCTGCGGCAGTTACTCTTATAGATTTTATTTCTAAATTAGGGATATACAATTTGATTGATGTTCTTATTTCATCTTCAATCTGTCCCCACGTTACCGCATCATTTGGTTCAAAAATGAATTCGTATAATCTTGTTCCAAAATCGGGTAAATAATATCTACTACCTTTTCTTGTTAATAAAAGATGAATTAAATTAGCACGAATTTCCCTTTCAGGAGTTTCTGTCATAATTAAAAAATCACCTTTTAAACTTGTTCTGAATGGAAAATCAATACCATATGTTACCGCCATAGTAATAAATATTATAATCTATTAATTAGATTTTTTATTTTGTTTGTTTCTTCTTCTATCTCAATATCTTTATGTATGAATTTTGAACCTAAATCTGTTTTTAATGATGGTTTATATTCTGAATCGGGATGTAAACTCTTCATTTTTTTTATCAACATTGAACCAAATCCTTCTCTCCTTCTGTCTTTTTTTACTAATATATCACTAACAGTTATTTCATTTTCATAAATAACATATTCAACCATTCCTAATACATTTTTTTCATTTAATCCTTTTGGGTTTTCAATGTCATCTTCGTATACATATAAAGTATAATTATTTTGACCATAATAAGAATCTGTGTGTTCGTGAGAAAATTTTATCTTATTCATTTTCTATAAATACATCAAAAAAAAATCCCATCAAAAGATGGGACTTTAATGTAAAACGATAAATGATTAAATTATGAACCACAACCCTCACATTCAAATGGTGAATCACTTGGTTTAATAGATAAAACCGTTTCTTCAACATAATTAGTTGTTAAATTTTGTTCTTTAACAATGGTTGTATTTTTCTCAATATTTGGTTTAGATGATGAGGTGTCAACACCTAACCCTTTAATTGGGTCAACCGCCGCTTTGGTTCTAAGATAATACATTCCCGTTTTCAGCCCAAGTTTCCATCCGTATAGATGTGCCGCCATGACTTTTGTTTTACTCGCATTATCAATAAACAAATTCAAAGATTGAGATTGGTCGATATAAACCGACCTATTTGCTGCCATCATTAAAATTCTTTTCTGTGACATCTCCCAAACAGTCTTGTAAACTTCTTTTACATCAACAGGGATTTCGGGGATATTTTGAACTGAACCATTCTCCATTATTAATTTTTTCTTTATGTCATCAGACCATAATCCTCTTTCCAATAATTCATTAACCAAATGTTTGTTAATTACAATAAACTCACCACCCAACGTTCTTCTTGAATATAAGTTAGATGTGAAAGGTTCAAACGCTTCGTTGTTACCGAGTATTTGGGCGGTAGACGCTGTTGGCATAGGTGCAACTAATAATGAATTCCTTACACCAAATTTAACAATCTCTTTTCTTAAAGATTTCCAATCCCATCTACCACTATTGTCCTCGTCTTTTTTACCCCAAAGTTCATACTGAAATTTACCTTGAGATATTGGTGAACCTTCGTAAGATGAATAAGGTCCGTTTTCTTTTGATAAGTCTTTTGATGATGACAAAGCCGCAAAATATATGGTCTCAAATATTTCAACTTGTAGTTTATCAGCCTCTTCACTTTCAAATGGTAATTTTAATATGCAAAAAACATCAGCCAATCCTTGAATACCTAAACCAACGGGTCTATGTCTCATATTTGAAAGTTTTGTTTCCTCTGTTGGATAAAAATTTAAATCAATAACATTATTTAAATTCTTTACTACTTGGTACACGTATTCATAAAGTAACTCGTGACTAAACTCTTTATTAATTATATATTTCGGTAACGCGATAGATGCCAAATTACAAACCGCCTGTTCTTCAGGACTTGAGTATTCTATTATTTCACTACAATTAAATGTTTTTAATCCTTGTGAAATAAAAATGTGTTCATCGTTATAAATTGTTGGACAATAAACATCTTCTTTTCCTATATAGTCAATTGAAATGACTTTATAACCTTTTTTTGTGTTATTTCTATACGTTTTATTTTCTAATTTAATACCTTTTCTATCCAAAAAACCCGTTTCCTTATTTAAAACAATAGCATCATTTTTATTGCCGATAATTAGCCTAAAACAATCTTTAGTTTTAAAGTGTTTTTTCCCACCTTTACCATCTGGTAATAAATTATATGATGATTTTCTCAATAATCTAATTGATGTTTGTAATCCTAAATTATTAAATAAAATTTGTAATTCTTTTAAAAAATCAATATTAATATCCACATATGATATCTGTATAGGGTTTCCTTTGTTATTACTAATATGTGCAGTACCATCAGCATATAATAAACCTCTTAAGTAACTCCATTGTGTTTTTTCATTTGACGACCAAATCCAATTTGGGATATATCCCTTTTCAAATTTTAAATCTTTTTTAAAAAACTCTGATGTTAATCTTTTCTTTTTAACTGCCGAAAATTTAACTTCACAATCAATAAATTTACCTCCTTTATTTGAATATCTTGGAGTATAATTATATTTTTCATAAAGATTAGAAACCGATTTCTCTATTTCATCTATTAAATCAAAATCATTTTCCCATATATCAAAATAAAGAGTGTTAAGTGATTGTGTTCCATCTGATTGGTATAAACCAAGTAAAAAGGCCTCTTCAATCATATCAACGTCCCCAAATAATCCTTTTTTTGTTTGAATTGGTATCTTATCTCCTATTTTTAAATTTTTACATTCAACACGAGTTATGTTGTTTCTTGAATCAATTATAGGTATACCATGATATGGTGTTACTTTATGTTCCATACCATTTTCTAATGTTATTTTATAAACATCTTCATTTTCACCACGTTTAATCATTTTAGATGATTTAACAATTTCGGAATTATTAAAAAGTTCCAATTCTTCATCTATTTCATAAAGTTCTTTTGTTGTTAAATATCCTTTTGTGGTTACAACTCTTTGGTCACCAGTTATACACAAGTTTGAAGATTTAATTGTGCCTAAGTTTTTTTGGTTAGATTTATAATTGGCAGCATCTTTATATAACATATATGGGGTACCCGTTTCAATTTGTGCAGTTAAAATGGCGTCCATTAATTTTCTAGCCTTTACGACTTTTCTTGCTTTACCTTCACTTTCATATTTTTCATATAATTCAGTAAAATCTTGAGTAAATTTATATGGGTCATCGTATACGTCAGATAATCCAGGTGCTTCGTCTGGTGAAAAAAGAGACCAATCTAAATCTTGTTCTACTCTCTTCATAAATAAATCAGGAACCCACATGGCTAAAAATAAATCTCTAGCCCTTAGTTCTTCTTTTCCATGATTTTTTCTTAGTTCAATAAACTCAAACACGTCTGAATGCCATGGTTCAAGATAAATCGCAAAGGAACCTCTTCTTTTTCCACCATTATGTACTAAACAACTTGTTAAAGTATATGAAGGGTCCTCACTGTTTTCTTTGATTTTTAAATCATATACTTTACCATTATAATCATCTAACATTTTTACTTTCGTGATTCTAGTATATAAAATATCTTCCCAAATAATCCAATTTTTCTTTGTTACAGTGTCTATATTTAATAACTCCGATAATTCATTAAATGACGGAATTCTTAAATCACAAGAATAAGTGAATTCTTTTGTACAACCATTTTCTTTCAAATACTCACTACTGTTTTCTCTTAATCTCCAACTTCCATAGGTTGGCACACCAAATCTTAAAATTTGGTATGAAAGATTTTCAATTAATTCTTCACTTGTATTATAAAAATGGATTTCATTTTTTCTGTAGACACCACCATCTGATTTTATTAATCCGTGAATTAATTGAATCGATTTAGACAATGGTAAATGGGAAAAGTTTTTGTGTATTCTTTTTTCTTTTTTTTCATTATATAAAAACTCGTATCTTAACCATGGTAATTTTGATAATGAAAATCTTATAGATAAATAAGCACCATCTTCATTTTTCCAAAAATTTATTTCTTTATTTGTTAAATAATTTATAGTAAAATCAATTTCTTTTTCATTTGTGAATCTATTAAAAGATATGCCCACCTCATTTTTATATATATGACCGTCACCCAATAATAACCCGTAGATAAAAGAATCATTTTCTGTAAAATCCTCAATGTCTATAATTTCTTTGGGTATTGGTTTACCTATAAAATCACCAACCTTGTACTCTCCACTATCAATCCAATCTGGTGAAATTATTCCTTTTTCTAATTGATTTATAAATTCAAAATTCTCTCTACCTATTCTATTGTATGTATTTTTAAACCCAAACAAAGGGTGTGAGTCCGTTAATTTAAGAGGTTTAATTGTTGATTTTGTTTCAATTTCAATCATCCCCCCATTTTGGTGATAAACAAAAACCTCCCCAACTTCAACATATTTTCTATCTTTATTTAAAACTAAATCACCAGGAATAACTTCGTCAATCTTTTTTATACCCATATCTGTGTACAATAACGTGTCAGGAGCAAAACACTGATTAATCCAACGAGCAACCTCATTGTAAGTTTTCAACATGGGTAATAAACCATCAGACTCTCCTCCTGTCCCTTTAATGTACGCACCTTTACCCCTCACATCGTGAACATGTAAACCAATACCTCCCGCCCATTTAGATATATTTGCAACGTCTTTTATTGTGTCAAACAATCCATTAATATCATCACCTTTATTACCTATTAAAAAACAAGATGACATTTGAGGTCTATGTGTTCCAGCATTAAACAATGTTGGCGTCGCATGTGTATAAAAATGTTGTGATAAATCATCATATATTCTTAGAGCAGTTTCAATATCATTATTACAAATACCAACAGCAACCCTCATATACATATACTGTGGTCTTTCAACAATACGATTACCAATCTTTAATAGATATGAACGTTCTAATGTCTTAAAACCAAAATAATCAAAATCAAAATCTCTTTCTTGAACAATTGCACCATCTAAAACATCTTTATGTTGTTGAACAAAAGAATACGTTTCATTTGATATCAATGAAGATTCCTTATTTGTTTTTGGTTCAACAAAAGAATGTAACTCTTTTATCGATTGAGAGAATTTTTTTGGTGTGGTTTTGTGTAAATTAGATACCGCTAATCTACCCGCTAATTTCGCATAATCCGAATGTGATGTAACAAGGGAAGCGGCGGTTTCTGCCGCCAATACATCTAGTTCAGTTGTGGATATACCATCGTAAATACCTTGTGTTACTTTAAGTGTTATCCATGTTGGGTCAACATATTCAAGATTTAAATCATCACAGAAATTTTGAATTCTTCTTGTAATTTTATCATATCTCATTTCCTCTAATGAGCCGTCTCTTTTTTTAACTTTCATATTTTTAAATTTTAAAAATCAATATCATCAAATGAACCATTCATATCTTCAATAGAATTATTGGTATTAACACCAGCTTTTTGATATTCTGCAACTCTTTTTTCAAAGAAATTGGTTTTACCTTGAAGAGCAATATTTTGCATAAAATCAAAAGGATTTTCAACATTATACACTTTAGAACAATTCAATGAAACCAATAACCTATCCGCAACGAATTCTAAATACTGAGACATTAGGTCAGAATTCATACCAATCAATCTAACGGGTAACGCTTCAAGAATAAATTCTTTTTCTACTTCCAAAGCACCACATATAATTTCTCTTATTTTCTCTTCAGACAATTTATTATTAATGTGTTGATTATATAGATGACAAGCAAAATCACAATGCATCCCCTCATCTCTTGAAATTAATTCATTTGAAAATGTAAGACCTGGCATGAGACCTCGTTTTTTTAACCAAAAGATAGAACAAAATGAACCTGAAAAGAAAACACCTTCTACCGCCGCAAATGCGATTAATCTTTCAACAAAGGAATCTGAATTAATCCATTTTATGGCCCATTCGGCCTTCTTTTTAATTGCGGGAATCGTTTCAATTGCATTAAATAACTTATTTTGTTCTTGTTTATCTTTTATGTAGGTATCAATTAATAATGAATACGTTTCACTATGTATGTTTTCCATCATAATCTGAAATCCGTAAAACATTTTGGCTTCAGTATATTGAACTTCATTAACAAAATTCATCGCTAAATTTTCATTAACAATACCATCCGATGCGGCAAAAAACGCCAATACATGTTTTACGAAATGTTGTTCATCTTCGTTTAATTTATTCTCCCAATCATAGATATCGTCTTTTAAATCGATTTCTTCTGCGGTCCAAAAACAAGTTTCTTGTTGTTTGTACAACTTCCATATGTCATGGTGTTCAATTGGAAAAAGGACAAAGCGTCCTGGATTTTCTTGTAAAATCTTTTCTTTCATTACTTAATAAATTTTTATTCTGTGATATTTAACATTTGGTTCCTTCTCATGAAGGCTTCTTTTGCTCTAGTTGCGTTGTCTTTTTGTTTTTCTTCTTTATGACCCAAAAGTGTTGTTTGTGATTCGGTATCAATAACTAAATATTGATTATCAAATTTACAATTTTGCCATATAATACCATCTTTACCAATTCTTGATTTAAGAAGAGTCATGGTTGCCATATTGTGTTCTTTTTGTTCGATAGTTTTACCTATTGATAAAATAACGTGAGCAATTTGGGCTTTCTTAATTGAACCACCCATTTGGTCACTATTAACTACTTCCGATGAAATAGATTCTCTATTACCTTGAGTTGCCGTCCATATTACAACATTAAATTCATTTGTCATGGATTCCAAACTTCTCATCACAGAACCTTCCCCCTTCCATTCCTCTCCGTATTGTGATTTTTCTGGTGATATACAGTCAACATAGTCGATAAGTAATAAATCTATTTTTTTACCTTCTGAAATACGTTTCCTTATTCTTGTTTTTATTTCTGAAATGGTTACTGAATCACTTGGTAATTTTAATAAATCTAAGCTCCCTTTACTACTTGAACTTTTCTCTAACACCCTATCTTTTACTAATTCTTTATTGTCAGGTTGGTCATCAGGCGCAACTCCCGACCATATCGTGTAGTGTTTACGTTTTATATTATCTGTACTATCTTCAAAAAATATTTGGAGTACATTATATCCGTGATTATATGCAGTATTTGCAAATAACGACAATAGTGTTGTCTTTCCAGTACCTGTCGGGGCTAATATAACACCCAATTCTCCTCTACCTAAACCACCTTTTAACGCGTGGTCTAATCCACTAATACCTGTTGGTATTGGACATCTACTGTCTTTTTCTAACGCTTGGTCAATGTTCTGAAATACATCAATGGTTTCATCGGGTGGCAATCCAACTCTAAGTGCTCTTTGTATTATCCCTTCTATTTTATGATACTCTTGAAACTTACCATTTTCAATAATAGTTGAAACATTTTTGATTTCTTTTTTAAGATTTTGTTGTTTACAGAAATTCAAAGCCTCTTCTTGAACCATTGGGTCCTCTTTGGTATTTTCCTTTAAATCATTTATTGTATCTAAGTGTATTCTAGCGGAATCTTGTGAACCAAGTTCCATTACAATTATTTGAGATAAACTCTGATAATCAGGAATTTGACCATATTTTTGATAGTATTCCTTAATGTGTTGTGTAATAAACTTAAATGAATTGTTGTCAAAATATTTACTTTCAATTACATCGATAATTTGTTCTCCATATTTTTTATTTTCTAATATTGCCTTTAATAGTGTTTGTTGGAACGATGAGCCTAAAAATCCAAAGTTTTTTTCTGACATAATTTTATTTTTTTATAATTCGTAATTTAAATAAGTTGTTTCCAAATCTTTGGATGATAATACATTTGTTAATTCAGATAAATACCTTTTAAGGTACGGACGAATATCAACTGTATATCTAACTTTTGGGTGATAGTAATTTGCTGGAAACATACTTCTGATAAATACATCATCACCCAACTTAATCTCTAAAACAAAGGACTCATCTGTACCATCTAATTTGGTATCTGAATTCTCTGAATCGTAAAAAAAATCCATATTATCGTATAGATAATCCATAGTTTTTATTTTCAAATCTTCACTAATTTCTTCAGAAATATTTTTTACAACATAGTATAAATCCAAAGAATGTCGAGTTTGAGGGTTGTAATCTCTTACATTAAAAAACCTTTGACAAACAATATTGTTTTCAAGTGTAAGTAAAAATTCAAATTTTAATAGTTCTTGATTATTCATTTTTTTTAATTTTAATTGTTTTTTTATTTTTTTCTTTTCTTGTTAATCTTAAAAATGGGTTTAAAAATCTTATCCACGCATCGTCTGATTTTGGTAATAATAGAAATATACCATCTTCAACCATCATTCTCATTGTGTTTTTATACGAACGACCTTCAGAGTCCATATAATCATCTATTAGTAAAA